GGCCTACTGTCAATGAATATGGCATCTTGGGGGCCGAGTCGTATCATTGGAAAGAGGTGCACTCACTTTATGCTTTCTTATACGGATACTTGCGAGTGCGAGTTGCTGGAGAGGCTAACCCGAAAGCTCAGCTAGACGCCAGCATGCTTCAGTTTGGGCCAGGTGGCAGCTCAGCCCTTGACACTTGGTTCAAACGAACCGGTACAGGGACCCTGGAAGTCAAGAATGACTTGATGCCGACAGGCGATAATGCTGGCAAAATTGGCGTCGGAGGAGGTTCTCCTCTGCGCTGGAGCGAACTTCACGTTGTAGATTTGTACGCGGCACAATGGCATTTCAGCGGAAACCTCCTGCCTGAAACCGATGACCTGTATGATCTGGGTGAAAGCGTCACTCCGAAACGTTGGCGGGATCTCCACCTTTCAGGTGCGATCAAGGCTCTTGCGGGCGGGGTAGCTTTAGACCTTCAGCCAGACACGACGTCCATCCGTAGTTTAGGCAGTGTACCTTTGAAATGGCGGGAACTCCACCTAAGCGGATCAGTAAATGTTGACGGATACACGGTTATCACTTCAGCACGTGTTTTACAAAACCTAACCGCGGACATAGCCATAATCACAAGCGGGCAGTTTCCATTGGCGAGAATGCCAAGAGGCAATGATGGCAAATACATCAGAGGTTATGGGACGGGGTTTGACCCTATGTACGCCTCAATATCAGCCGCTGACGTTCCAGACTTGCCAACGTCCAAAATCACAAGTGGAAAATTTCTCTTAGCAAGACTTCCAGAAGGCACAGCGGGTTACGTTCTCGAAGCTGAAGGCGGCGGCTTTGACCCAATGTATGTTAACCCTAATGGGCGTTACCAACCTGCAGGCCACAGCCACAGCCACGGGTCATTGAGTGGAATTGGCCCTAATGACCATCATGCGCAAAGCCATAGTCACGCTGGAGAAACTATCTCGCCGAGTGCTGTAAACTGTAACACGATGAGTATAGCGGTAAGTTGCAATAGGCAATATTCGCATCCGAGCAATCAACAGTGCGTCTATGCTTCAAGCGTTGCGTGGGAATACTGTCCTCACTTTGGCTGCAAGAATTATTCTCCTTAAAATGAGGTGATGAAGAAAATGGATAAGAAAGAACTTCAAAACAGGTTAAGCCATCTGCGGAACCAGATAAACATTCTGGGTTTTGGCCTATCAACGTTGAGGATGAGCTTTGAAGAATTGGTGATTCAGTTCAACGAATTGGTCGATTATTGCGCAGCGTTAGAATCGTCTCAGGTCCAAGGAGACCAAGATCGCACAAAGGAGCCGCCTGCGGTTCAGACAGAGAAGTTGTGAGGTTGATATGATGGGGAATAAGCAGGTTTTGCAACAGATTAAGGCTTTGCGGCCGGGCGACCTGGTCCGTGTCGACTGGCATGACGCTTCAATAGGCAAAAGTTTGAGCGGTGGGTATGGTGGAATAGATATTCCAGTGTATAGTATCGGCGTTTTCATAGGTTTACTTGGTGAAAATGATAAGCACATCATTTTGGGCCAGAACCACTTCAGATATGCGGATGGTGTTTTCGATATTGATTATACTGCTATACCGTTGGTTTGGGGTGTCAACGTTAAGGTCATTCAGGTTGGATACATAAGCCCTGAGGAGGCTCAGGAGCTTCTAAACAGTTTTCTGCTAGGGGGTAGAAGGATCGTTTCGAAACGTTCGCGCCAAGAGCATTTGAGGAACCATCATGACAGACTGGGTTAAAAAGGCTCTAACTAAAACCGTTCAGCGTAAAGGCTCACGTGGAAGAGAGCAAATCGTAGTCGTCCAGCCGAATGAGAAGCTTGTTTTAGGCGTGAAATTCGCCATCGGAATGACGATCTGTCTGTCAGCTCTCGAGATAGCGCACATGGCTTTTCTGGGTTTCTGGAATAGTGAAGTCTTCGCAGCAATAACCGGCCTATCTGGCACAATCATGGGCATTTTTGTTGGTCAAAAAACGTAGGGGGGTAGGGGCTGAGAAAGCATAGGGTCAGACCATTTTTTGTGGTGAGAAGGGCGCGGGAAAGGCTTCAAAGGGACATGCAGACGACCCGGTTGAAGCTTCTGCGGGATTTGGAAGATATGTTTAATATGGCTAAGGGCTCCGCGCAGAATAAGAAAAAAACCAAGACAGGTGAACCTATTGTTTCCGCAAAGCAAAAGCAGATTTGGATTCGCATTATGGCTTACACTGGGCAAGTCATGAACAGCATAAGCAAAAGTTTCGATGAGGCTCAGGTTACGAAGGATCTTGAACGTTTGGAGAAGCTGATTAATGAAACAATGGCAAAAGAAAAAGGCGGAAGAACTAAAGCAGCAGGTTGAGGGCCTCCTGGAGGCTCAGAAACGTAAGGTCCCAGAAGATTTTGTAGAGTTCTGTGAAAAGTGGCTTGGCCTCAAGCTGACGGATTATCAGCGTTTTGGTGCAGAATTAATCAACGCAAAAGATTCTGTTGCTCTCCGCTGGAGTCGGCAGAGCGGTAAGACACACATGGTCAGCGCGTGGCTTCTCTGGTATGTGTTATTGCATCCTGGCGTTCAGATTGCGATTGTAGGCCCCAGCTGGCGCCAGACAAAAATTCCAATTCGAAAGATCAACGGTTTCTTGCCTAAACTGCCTAGGGGCCTTTACCGCAAGCCTCAAGCCACTATGGTTTCTCTCCGCAACGCTAGCCTCATTCAGGCTTTTCCCTGCAATCCGGATACGATTAGGGGTTTTACGCTTGATGTTGTGTATGCGGACGAGTACAATTATATTCCGATGGACCAGGAACTTTATGATGCAATCGTGTTTACACTCGCCACTAAGGCTCATGGAAAATTCATTTGCAGCAGCACGCCAGGCTCGACGGACAGCATGTTTTGGAAGTTTTTTAACAGACCCCAGTACAAGCATTTTGCTAAAAGCCATGTGACTTGGCAGGAGGCCCTCGAGCCTAATGGTCCTTTAACGAAGAGAAAGGTTGATCAGTTGAAGGAGGAGTATGCGGATGATCCTTGGCGTTGGAAACGGGAGATGGAGGCAGAATGGGCCGAGGACGAAGCGGTTTGGCTGCCGCTGAGTTTGATCACGAAATGTCAGGATACGAGTTTGGAGATGTGGGATTCTGAAAGTGTGCATCAGGGCGAGTTCTTCGGGGGCCTCGATTTTGGTAAGGAAAAGGATTGCTCTGCATGCGTGGTCTGCGAGAAGGTTGGGGACCGGTTTCTTTTGCGTCATGTGAAAGTGTGGCCACTAGAGACTAAGTACGCAACTGTTATCGGTTATGTGAAGACGCTGGCTGATCGGTGGCATAGCTTCAGCAAAATTCGATGTGACATCACCGGTGTTGGCAATTATATTGTTGAGGATATGATTAATGGCGGCATCGAAAACGTGGAGGGCGTAACGTTCACGCATCCTCGAAAACAGGAAATGTCTACCCTGCTTAAACAGCGTATGCTAAATGGCTCCTATGTTTATCCATATGCGGATATCCCAATTTCGCCATCTAAAAAACTGAATTACTCTGTTGAGTTGAACGTAGAAAAGTTTGAGTTGAAAAAGGATGGCACTTACCGCTTTTATCATCCTGAGAATCAGCATGATGACGTTTTCTGGGCTACTGCCCTGACGCTTTATGCGACTGTTGAAATGGCGCCGGAACCATTCCTTGCAGTTATTCCCTATTGACCCCGGGGTCAAATCCCCCCGGGCCCGCTAGAATCTTGTCTGACCCTACGTTTTTGGAGCCCCTACCCCCCACCTTTTTTTCACTTTCACCAATCTCTGTCTCCTCTACCGGGCAATGTCGTTTGAGCATTGTTGTTTTAAGTCTAATCGAGAAAGTGATTATGGAGTCTTGTCACCTGTGAGAACGCGTAGAGAATATTTTCTCATTCGCAAGATTCGTCGTGTTTATGATAGGGAAGCTGGCAAGTTCACGTTTAACATTGCTTATGAGACTGCTGCGAAGCTGACTCCTAGGAGTCTTGCTGTCGCTGAGGCTTTTGGGCTCGGCCTGGATCAGCAAAGGCGCTTCGTTATCTGCGATAATGTGGAGTTGCACGTCAAGCCCGACGACGTCGTCCTGATCACCGGCGACAGTGGCAGTGGGAA